CACCGGCGACGGCCGCACGGTGGGTTTCCACCTGTCGAGCCTGTACAGCCCGCTGGGCTGGAAGTCCTGGGCCAGCATAGTGGAGGAATTCCTGGCCGCCAAAGGCGACGCCCCGCTGCTGAAGACGTTCGTTAACACGGTGCTGGGTGAAACCTGGGAGGACGACTACGCCGCCAAGATCGGCGCCGGCGACCTGCAGCAGCGGGTGGAGTTCTACCAGCCAGGCACTGTGCCGGCCCGCGCGCTGGCAGTGACGGCCGGTGTCGACGTCCAGGACAACCGCCTGGCGGTCGGCCTGTACGGCTGGGGCCGCGACGAAGAATGCTGGCTGATTGACCACTTTGAAATCCACGGCGACCCGGCGCAGCCCAAGGTGTGGCAGCAGCTGGACGAAGCGCTACTAAAGCCCCTGCCGCATGAACTGGCCGAGCCGGTCACGGTGGCGGCCACCTGCATCGACAGCGGCGGCCACTTCACGGCCGAGGTCTACGCCTACGCCCGCGAACGCCGGCAGCACCAGGTCCTGGCGGTTAAAGGCCAGTCGCAACGGGGCAAGCCGCCCATCGGCAAGCCGACCAAGGTCGACTTGAACTGGCGGGGCCGCGCTATCAAGGCCGGCGCCGAGGTCTACCCGGTGGGTTCGGACACCATCAAGTCGACGCTATTCGCCAGGCTGAAGCTGAACGAGCCAGGGCCCGGCTACATCCATTTCCACGCCGAGGCCGGGCCGGACTATTTCGCGCAGCTGACGGCCGAGAAGCAGGTCACCCGCTACGTTAAGGGGTTCCCTGTGCGTGAATGGGTGAAGAAATCGGGCGCCAGGAACGAAGCGCTGGACTGCAAGGTCTACGCCTACGCTGCAATGCAGTGGCTATACACGCGCCACAACAGGCGCACGATATGGGACCAGTTTGAGCGTTCACTGCAAATCACGCAAAAAACCGAGCCAGAAAAGCAACCCGAAGCGCAGAATAAGCCGCGCCAAGCTAAAATAAGGCGGGGCAACTTTATGACAAGCTGGTGAGACTATGAACGTACCCGCGATAATCTACGCCGGCGACACCGTGAAGTGGAACGAACCGGCCACCGCTGACTACAGCAGCACCACCGGCTGGTCGTCAGCGTTCGCGCTGCGCCACGCGACCGGCAACGACGCCCTGAACATCAGCGGCGTGGCCGACGGGTCGGGCGGTTGGAATTTCACCATCACGGCGGTGCAGTCCGCAGCGCTGCACGCGAATGGTCACTGGTGGCAGTTGACCGTGACCAAGGCAGCCGAGCGGTTTACGCTGGGCACTGGTGAACTGTCGGTCCTTGCCAACATCCCCGCCAGCGGAAACACCTATGACGGCCGCAGCCAGGCCGAACTGGACCTGGCCGCTGTGCAGGCGGCTATGCGCGCCATCATCAGCGGCGGCGCTGTCGCGGAATACAGCATCGGCAATCGGTCGCTGAAGAAAATGTCCATGCCCGACTTGGTCGCGCTGGAGTCAAAATTAAAGGCTGACGTCACCCGCGAGAAGCGGCGCGCCCGTCTGGCTGCCGGGCTTGATTCCGGCCGCGCTGTTTTCGTGAGGTTTTAAATGGGAATTCTTGACTGGTTCCGCAGCGCGCCCGCCGCGCCCGCCCCGAAGCGCCGCCGTTCTTTCCAGGGCGCTGGGTTTAACCGCCTGCTGTCGGACTGGGTGACCACGACCAACAGCCTGGACGCTGACCTACGCAAAGACCTGAAGCGCCTGCGCGAACGCAGCCGCGACCTGGTCAAAAACAACGACTACGCGCGCAACGCCCAGCGAGTGATCACTAACAACGTGGTCGGCCAGGGCATCACCATGCAGGCGGCCGTCAAGATGCGCCGAGGCGGCCGCATGGACGACAACGCGAACCAGTCCATTGAAGCAGCCTGGGAGCGCTGGAAGCGCAAAGCCACCTGCCACACCGGCGGCACGCTGTCGTTCAACGATGTTGAACGCCTGGTGGTCAACGCCATGCCCGAGTCCGGCGAAGTGTTCGTGCGCCTGGTGCGCCAGTCGTTCGGTGGCAGCCGGGTGCCGCTGGCGCTTGAAGTGATTGAAGCCGACCGCCTGGACGTCGACAAGAACGAACGCGCCGACCGAACCGGCAACGAAATCCGCATGGGTGTCGAGCGCGACGAATGGGGCCGCCCGGTCGCCTACTGGTTCAAGCGCGAACACCCTGGCGACTACCCGTTCGGCGCCGGCGTGGTGGACAACACCGAAGTGCGAGTGCCCGCGCGCGACGTGCTGCACCTGTACAAGCCCGACCGGCCCGGCCAGACGCGCGGCCTGCCCTGGCTGGCGACGGCCATCATGCGCATGCACCACCTGCAGGGTTTTACCGAAGCCGAGGTGATCGCCGCGCGCGCCGAAGCCTGCCGCATGGGTTTCATTACGTCGCCCGAGGACGACGCCATGCAGGATGGCGAGGAAGGCGGCCAGGCGGTGGCGGTTTTTGAGCCTGGCCGCATTGAACGCCTGCAGCCGGGCGAGACTTACCAGGAAGCCAAGCCGACGCGGCCGGGTGGCCAATTCGAGCCGTTCGTGCGCGCCATGCTGCGGTCGATGGCGGCCGGCATCGGCGTGTCCTACGCCACGCTGTCGCGTGACTACAGCGACAGCAACTACTCGAGCAGCCGCCTGGCGCTGCTGGACGACCGCGACAACTGGCGCGTCCTGCAGTCCTGGCTAATCGACAACTTCCACCGTCCTGTTTTCGAGGAATGGCTGGAACTGGCGGTCCTGTCTGGCGAACTGCAGCTGCCCGGCTATGAGGCCAACCCCGAGCCGTTCCGCGCTGTGCGCTGGATACCGCGCGGCTGGAACTGGGTTGACCCGGTCAAGGAAATTGCCGCCTACAAAGAAGCGGTGCGCTGCGGGTTCACCACCCTGGCGGACGTGGTCGGCCAGCAAGGCGGCGACCTGGAAGACGTCATGCAGCAGCGCCAGCGCGAACTGCAGATGGCCGACGACATGGACCTGGTGTTCGACACCGACCCGAATTCGGTGGACAAAAAGGGCGCATTCCAGCCTGAAGATGAACCCGAACCATCATCCGACGACACGCAAAGTCAGTAATCGCTGACTTCCGCTTATAATTTTCACAAACCACAATGGCAGCGATGCCTGGGGAACTTATGCAAGACCTGGAAAAGCGTTTCACGCTGCCGCAGATGACGCGGGCGGCGACGGCCGACGACATCAAGGTCGACGCCGAAAGCCGGACTATTGAATTCCCGTTCAGCAGTGAATTGCCGGTAGAGCGCTGGTTCGGGGATGAAGTGCTGTCCCATAAGTCCGGCGCCGCCGACCTGACCCGTCTGAACGACGGTGCCCCGCTGTTGTTTAATCACAACATGGACGACATCATCGGTGTGGTGGAGTCGGCACGCATCGACGGCGGCCGGGGCTACGCGAAGGTGCGGTTCGCCAAGACGGCCAAAGCCGACGAAGTGCGCGGCATGGTCGAGGACGGCATCCTGCGCAATGTGTCGTTCGGTTACCGTATCAATGAAATGGTCGAGGCCGTCAAAAACGGCAAATCGACCTACACGGCCACCCGCTGGGAGCCGTTCGAAGTGTCTATGGTTACGGTTCCGGCCGATCACACCGTCGGTGTGGGCCGGGCCGAGGCCAAAGACGAGCGCGAAGTCACTGTGCTTCGCATGCCCGAGGAATCCGCACAGCCTGCGGAAACTATCACTGAGGAAATCACCATGACCGAGCAAGTCAAAGCCGAAGAGGCTGTCGACGTGCAAGTGGTTGCCACGCAGGCTGCCGAAGCCGAGCGCGCGCGTATCGCTGCAATCGAAGCCCTGGGCCAGCGTTTCAACGCTGCCGACCTTTCCCGCAAACTGATCAGCGAAGGCACCGCATTGGATGCCGCCCGCGCCGCATTCCTGGAGGAAATTAAAGTGGAACAAAAGCCCCTGTCCGGCAAAGAAGCCGACGTTGGTCTGACCCAGAAGGAAGTTCGTTCCTTCAGCATCCTGCGCGCCCTGAACGCGCTGGCGAACCCGGCCGACAAGGCTG